ATCAACGCTGTCAAACTTCTGTATCTCTACCTGTGGTTGCTGTGCGGCGTCGATCTGTTCAGGTATCAATTGTAGTTCCCTCAACTGATACTTGTCTATGAAGGTCTCCCTGATGAAGTTGGCCTCCTCATAACTTATTTTAATATCTAGTGTGACCCTAACATACATCTTTGGTTTCAGGTGCTTGTCGGGATCCGCTAGCAGTTCGCTGATCCGTATGGTCCTGTACCTGGGCATGTCAGGCCAGTTGATAAATTTTGGTTCTCCACCGTATTCCAACACCATCATGCCTCGTTCGTCGTCACCAGCATCCGCGTAGTTGTGTGGAAAGGCGTTGCCCATGTAAGTGACGTTCTTCATGTACTGCCTCTTATGGAAGTGCCCTGAGAACACTTTGCCACATCCAGCAAAATGGTCTGTCTGTATTCCTCCCGTGTCTGGCATCTCCACCATGGCATTCATCTTGAAATAAGGCAGTTCGAAATGTCCGAACACGTATTTCTGCGTCATCTTCTCGATTTTCTTCCATTCATCTTCCACCACCCACGGTATGATCGCAACATCGTCAGTCACTAGCCATTCGTTCACGATGTGTATGTTGGGTATGTTCCTGATGTACTCCATTGAGTTGATCTCTCTCTTGTCTCTGTAGTATAGGTCATGGTTGCCCATTATGACATACACCTTCTTGAATGCCTTGCCCAGTCTCTCTATGTTGGAAACCGTGTAGTTCATGGTACTGACGTTGGTCGCTGATCTGTGATGGTGCCAATCGCCTAGGAATATACAGGTCTCACACCCGTGTGCCTTGGCCTGTTCTATGAACCATATCACGAACGCCTCGCAGTCGTCGTTGTGTACACGACTGTTGCCTTTCAATCCGAAGTGTATGTCCGTGAAACAGGCTACCTTTTTAAAGAATGCCATTGCCTACCATTTCTTCTTTACTATGGGTTTGTGCTTGGTCAGGTCCACTTTCTTGTAGTTGACCTCGTCAAAATCCGCCGCGTCTATCTTTCCGGTCTTCTTGAATTTCTTGTTTAGTTTGGCGATTCCGGACTTGTTCACGATCTTGGCCTCGCCGTGTGCTGTTTTCATTTTCTTCTTGTATGAAGGACCGGTGGTCTCGTTCTCGTTCTGTCTAGTGAATGATGGCATCATGCCATTGAATTCCAGCAAATCGTCTCTGATGGACTGGTTCTTCTTCTCGATGTTCAAGATCCTCGTGAATGAGTTTGTTATCGCGGCCGTGTAGTATGCGAAAGGGTTGTCTGATTTGGACTCGTCGAACTGTAAGCCGATCTGTGATAACTGCATCAGCGCCTGCGACTGCATTTCGTCATTGTAGGTGTAACCCCTCCAGTTGGCCCTTGTGCCATAACGTTCACAAAGTTTCATGTACATCAAAGCCAGTTGGTTGGTCATCTTGCCATGGTCCGCTGAGAAATGACCGTTGCTCATGCCGCCCACCCAGTGTGATTTGCCCACACATTTCAATTTACCCTTGTTGTCCAGCCTGTAGTGTTGGAACGCTGGAAAGTTGACCTTGCTGTGGTGGTCCGCTGTCTGCTTGGGATTCTTCTTACGGGAGTCATCCATGGGCACATGGTCATAGGTCATCACGCGGAACACCAGATCCGTCTTGTCAATCTTCCTTGGTGATACCGTGTAGTCCGCTAACCTAATTTTTTTCTCCCCTGCGGTTTTGGCTTGTTCCCATGCCTCCTGTGTTAGGCGTTTGGCTCTTATCTTTTTGGCCTCCGCTATTGTTCTTGTGTTGATCTTCTTGAGATTGGGCACTATGATGTCGTACTGTGAGTCCTCTGGTGTCACGTACGAACAGTAGGTGTTCTTGCTGGCGTGTATCTGTGCCAGCAGATCTCTGTTGTTAAGATATTTCACTCTCTTCATAAATTCCTCTGTTTAATATAATGTAAAGTGACCACAAACAGGTCTGTTAGAATCGTGCCGCTAGAGTAATTAAGTGCGCCTAAAATTGTGCCTATAAATATAGTTAAAGTATACAGAATTTAACAAGGAAAAGCAACCTATAAACAATGGCGAACATTTTTGACAATGCTGGTAAAATCATAAAGAACGTGGCGGGTGGTGCGATCAACAGGACCCTGGCACGTTTAACGGGTGCGGGCATTGCCACTGACTCCAGGATAGTGCAGGCGCGCGCCAAATGGTCAGGACGCGACAGCAGGAAAGACTGGCGTGTGAGGCTACAGGTGCCAAACGATTCTCCACTCAACAATTTTTTCTTTGACAACAACAAACTGCTGGAACCATTGCGCGACACCAGGGGATTCTTTTGGCCTTTGACTCCGTCGATGGTGATACAGCATTCGGCCAACTACAACGCCATGGATCAAGTACACAGCAACTATCCACATCAGGCCTACCAGAATTCACAAGTGGATCAGATGAACATCATAGGTGAATTCCCTGTACAGAATTCCGACGACGCAAAACACTGGGTGGCGGTGATAGCGTTCCTGAGGACGGCAACCAAGATGTTCTTTGGCAGTGAACAAGGAATCGACGGACTCAAAGGCAGTCCTCCGCCGATACTACACCTTTCGGGATATGGAGATCACATGTTCAACAAGGTGCCCGTTGTGATCAACACATTCAACGTTGAACTTAGATCAGGCATAGACTACATCAGCACTCAGCAGTCAGATGTGTACAGGAACACAAACACAGATTTTGGTGATTTCGATTACCAAAACGAGGACGCCACGTGGGCGCCCACGCTGTCCAACATCTCGGTATTGATCACACCGATCTACTCGAGGGATTCTGTCAAGAACTTCTCCATGAGCAAGTTCGTTCGTGGTGAGTTGAATGGCAAGGGACGTAACGAGATAGGATTCATCTAATGGCCAGGTATTCCAACACCTCTCCATATTACACAACGGTAGAGTTACCAGACAGTCTCGACATCCTTAATCCAAGGACGATAACAGCAGAGGGAGACGATCAGGGTTACACAATAGAGAGGACCTACGCCTACAGGCCAGACCTTTTGGCCTATGACCTTTATGGTTCGCCGAGGCTTTGGTGGGTGTTTGCGCAACGGAATCCCGACCAGATAGAAGATCCTATATATGATTTCAAACCAGGAGTGACAATCCAGTTGCCTAAAAAGGAAAACCTGCTACGCGACTTGGGGATCTAGATGTCTATAAAACAAGCCAATGGTAACACCTACAGCAGTCCTGATCTTTCGGTAAACGTAGGCAACGAACATCCACACTACAGGCCCACGATACGGAAAAACGAAAACTACGTAACAGACATATCACACCAGAACAGACTTTTCAAATTTGCCAGTTACAACAGCCTTTTCACGTTATCGGCATTGAGCCAGGCCGAATTGGAAAACACCAAAGGACTGCTGACACGACCACCGCATGATGTGATCATCCAGAGTTCAGGAATGGGCGGTGACGAAACAGCAAGGACATACAACCAGTTCACCGAACCGTTGGATTTAGAAAATCAAAAAACGGTCAGTCAGAACGAGAGGTTGAGTAAAACTCTAGACAAGGCCAAAGCGGAATTCACCAGGAACAGAGACATGTATTTCCGTTCGGTGACGATGAACTCGGTTCCAGGGCTCAACGAGAAAAGGCGTGCCACTTCCGTGACACAGATACAGATGGAGATTATAGAACCATTTGGCATCACTCTGCTCAGCAGGATACAGGCGGCCGCGGCCAACAACAATTACCTCGATCACCTAGACGCTCCATACCTGTTGACAATTGATTTCCAAGGATTCGATGAGCATGGAAAACTGATGCGGGAAGAGGCAAAGAATCTAAAAAGGGTCATACCCATCAATCTCACCAACATGACAATGAATGTCACGCAGGCGGGCACGGTGTACTCTGTGACAGCCATACCCGTGAACGAAACGGCATACCTCAACCACTACGCATACCCCAGGACTTCGGGCTCGATTGGATCATTGTTAGATGGCAAGAAATTCACATTCGCAAAGGTGGTCAATGAACTCCAGGAGTTGTTGAACAAACAGAACAAGGACGAGCAGGACAGGGGTTTCAACGGCATACCGGATCGGTACGAGATATCCATAGACAAGAAGTTTAAGCCGGACACCACGGAGATACCCATAGAAAACATCAACCAAGTGGCCATGTCGGTTGTGGATCCCGGACCGGACCAGGAACCGGTAGCGGTCAATTTCATGCAGGTCAAATCCAGTGACAACATCATAAAGATACTGGAAGAAATTATTAAATCTCATCCAAATCTTACTGATGATAAGTTTAAATCCTGGAAGGCCAAGGCCGGGTCGATCCTAAGAAGGGTACAGGAAAAGGGCGGAGCAGAAGCGGTTTTTGACAGAGCAGTTCAGAGTGCATCAAATGACATGTATTTTGATTATTTCAGGATCAGATCCACGGTCATTCCAACAGAGGTATATGATCCTGTGAGAAAGACCAATGTGAAGAAGATCAAATATGTGGTTGAACCCTACAAGGTACACGCGTATAGTTTGGCCATACCGGGAGTCAGCACCGGACAGAATTTCAAGGACTTTGTGTTTAAGACCTACAATTACATATTCACAGGAGAAAACACAGATGTATTGGATCTTGACATCAACTACAAGGTGGCCTATTTCCAAAGCAGATTGAAGGATGTGGAGCCCGATGACACACGAAAAAATAAAACATCCGTGGGACAGGTCGAAAGGGAAGATGGCAGTATCGAAGGCGGCGGAGATTCATACGTGGTCGACGGTAGTTTGAATTTGAAGACACAGGCAGGCCAGGCCAAGAGCGCCGGTACGGGAAAGACAGGTACATCTTATTATTACATAGATCAATTTGTCGACTACCTTACGCATCCGTTGGCGGACATGGTAAATGTAAGGATGGAGATACTGGGAGATCCCGCATGGATATCCCAGAGCCAGTTTATACCGGCCAACCCCGACGTCAACTTTGGAGTTAGCACCGACAAGGACATAGACTATTGGAGGGGCAATCTTGAAAACATATGGAATACCAAATACGAATGCTATAACACAGATCTAGCAGAACCAATCATTTTCCTTAAGTTCCGCATGCCAACAGACATCAATGATCGAAAGGGCACTTACGAAATGCAGAAGGATGATCAAGCAGAGTTCAGTGGACTATATCGAGTCATTACAGTTGAACACAATTTTGTGGACGGCAAGTACACCTGCGTATTAAATCTCACCAGGTTCAACAACCAAGGAGTTTACATAAGTTCGCCGGTAACGTCATATGTGGCTACTGGGGTAAATGGCATAATACAGAAGGTGTCACAGGAACAGTTGAAAAAGTTGTTGTCTGGTACTTCAAACTACCAGGATAGGATTATTGACATCGGTAGGAAGATAAATCAGTTAAAAGAAAAGGCCAAAAGCCTAGTGGCGGGATTATTTAAAGGATGAGCAAATTAAGAAACTACTTGAAGGGGGGAGCGTCGACCCAGGAAGGACCAGGGACGGTCAATTCATGGTCTGCTGAGTCATCGGCTACATACATAGGAATAGTCAAGAACAATGTTGATTCTGCTCGCATGGGCAGACTCCAGGTTAACATACCGAGTCTCACAAAGACCAACAATCCTAGCCAGAACCAACTGATAACATGCGAATATCTTTCGCCGTTCTATGGCGCCAAACCAGTAAAATATAACAAACCCAACTCCGAAGAGTACGAGGACAGTCAGCATTCATATGGTTTTTGGGGAGTGCCACCTGATCTGGAAACCCAGGTCTTGGTTATATTCGCAGAAGGCAAGGCCAACAAGGCTTATTGGATAGGTTGCATACAGGATCCTTACACCAATCACATGGTGCCGGGGATAGCCGCATCGACCAATACCGCTGGTGACAACAAGCAAAAAGACTATGGGACAGACAATGTGCCAGCCGGTGAGATCAATAGGTCATCAGACGATGCCTTGAGAAACAACAGGTACAACAGTTCTAAACAGCCGATCCATCCATTTGCGGAAATATTAGTCAAACAGGGACTTATCAAGGACACAGTTCGTGGCACCACAACTAGTTCGGCCAGGCGTGAATCACCCAGTCAGGTTTTTGGTATAAGCACACCTGGCAGGAAGAACACAAAAACGACAAAACAGAAAATAGGGACCAACGACAGTAACGTGACAGATTACGTGGTGAGAGAACCCGGACACACTTTCGTCATGGATGACGGAGACATCAACGGCAACAATCAATTGACCAGAATAAGGACAGCCAGTGGGCACCAGTTGTTGATGAATGACACAGAAGGGGTGATATACATAGCCAATGGCTCAGGCAACAGTTGGATAGAGATGAGCAGTGAAGGAAAAATTTACATATACGCACAAGACGGATTTAATCTAAGGGCAGACGGAAATTTCGATCTTCATTCTGGAGGAGACATAAATTTTCACGCCAAGAACAACATCAAGTTTACAGCAGAGAACGAATTAGTGAATAACGCCAATATTTTGTTGAACGTTGGCAAAAACGGCATGTACAATGCGTCACAAGAAGGTTCGATAATGACATACGCCAAGCAAGGCATCAGTTCCTACACCGACGCCCAACAACTACACGGTGCCGGTGGCAGGATAGACCTAGCAGGATCACAGGTACACTTTAATTCTGTTGGCGCAAGTTCTGATTGGGGACCTACCTGGCTCAACGAGCAGAGCGCCGGCATAGTGATAGATGAATCACAGAATGACGTAAACATCACGGTGGGAGAGGGGCAGGTGTTGGAGGCCAACACCAAGAAGACAAAGACCAGTGTGCCTAATCTGGTCACACACGAACCTTTCACCAGGGCACCATCCGCCATAATAGAGTCTGTGTCGCAGTGGCAGGATCCCAAGGAGTGGGCAAGGCTATCCAAGACGCCGGGCACCCTCGAATTCCTGGCACAGCAGAACAGGGAAAGTGACATACAGTATATCAAAGAGTTACAGTACCTTGCGGACGCCAAAAAATATGTGGCAGACAATGGAGGCACAACAGCGGCCATCAGCAAAGCCAAGGAACTTTCTGACAGATTCACCAAGCAATACAATGACATCTTCAAGGTCAAGAGTGTGGTGGAAAACCTCTCCACCAAGAACCTCACCGAGATACTGACCAGCAAGGTCACAGCGGGCAGGATCACGAGCGTGGTTTCCACCCTAGGACAGGCGGGCAGTGTACTACTTGGAAGGACATCGGCCAGAGACATAGTAAGGGGCGGAGGGACTGTTGGACGATTCACACAGGTGGCCAGCATCGTCAGGAAAGGCATAACCACAGCGATAGGCAAGTTCAAATTTTGGTAATTGACACACTATAAATACCTACGATGGCATACGAAAACAACGAATCTAAAAACCTGGCAAACAGCTCAGTGACCTTCAAGGGTTTCTCTTCCAGGGCAGATAGGCAGAACTTCAAAGTTTATGATTTCGAGTGTGCCAAGCAGGATCTCATTAACAGGCTTTCCGTAAGGAAGGGAGAGCGTGTGGAGAACCCGGAATTCGGCACCATAATATATGATGTGCTGTTCGAGCCGTTCACCGAAGAAATAAAAGATCAGATAGTCGAGGACATAACTGATAATCTCAACGCTGATCCTCGCATAGCCACGGACGAAATACTGGTCAGCCAGGCGGATCACGGCATAGCCATACAGGCCACCCTAAGGTATGTGCCTCTGGATATCACGGAGAAACTGCGTTTCAATTTTGACGAAAACTCCTTGTTGCGTCTATCTTAATATACGCACTTAATATAATATATAAATATCCATACAAACAGTATGGCCACAACAGACAGACAGAACAGATTATTGGTAGCCGAGGATTGGCGCAAGATCTATCAGGCTTTCCAGCAGGCAGATTTCAAATCATACGATTTCGAGACGCTGAGAAGGACCATGGTGGCCTACCTCAGGGAGAATTACCCAGACGATTTCAATGACTTCGTTGAAAGTTCTGAGTATGTGGCCCTAATAGATTTGATCGCCTACATAGCGCAGGCCTTAAGTTTCAGGGTAGATCTGAATGCCAGAGAAAATTTCCTGGAGACAGCAGAAAGACGGAACAGCATACTACGGTTGGCAAGACTGATCAACTACAATGCCAAACGTAATCAACCTGCCACCGGGCTATTAAAGATAGATTCAGTGTCCACGACACAGGATGTAAGAGACAGCACAGGCACTAATCTTTCCAACAGCACCATAATATGGAATGATTCTGCCAACAGCAACTATCGTGAACAGTTCACAACCATATTGAATGCGGCAAATCAAACAGGACAACTGTTTGGCAATCCTAGGGAATCTGGAGACATTGGAGGCATTGACACAGAAATTTACACCATAAGTTCCAACCAGTTGGACTTGCCAATATTCCAATTCAGCAAGGCTGTGGGG